ACTGCATTAAAGGAACTTTATGAAAGAAGCAAATAAAATAGCAAAACACATTATAGATGTATCAGGAATAGATGTATTTAAAAACTCTAGGAAAAGAGAATTTGTAGAGGTAAGGAGTTTATTAACGTTTATGTTAAGGCATCATTGTCAAATGAAGTTTAGGGAAATAAAAGATTTTTATATTTCTAAAGGTAAGAACTATGATCACGCAACAGCTATATATAGTTTAAAGGCATTTGAAATGCACAGACGATATAATCCAAAACTAGATAAATATTTTGATATAGTCTTACTTAGAATAAGAAACAAATCAAAATTAAGACGAGCATTAATAAACCACATAATAGACTACACAAAAGAAAAAGACTTAAAGAAACTTTTGATGATAGTAGATACATTACCCTTAATAGAAATAGATGGAAAAGAACAAACAAAAAAGAAAAGAGATACCCTTGTATAGTGGATTAGTAAAATACTTTCCTGATGCATTATGCGAGGTAGCAAGAGTTAGCTACATAGGAAGTAAACAACATCATCCTGACGAGGATATACATTGGGATAGAGAAAAGAGTAGAGACGATTTAGATGCGCTTATGAGACACTTAATGGAAAACGGTATGCACGATATAGACGGAGCAAGACACTCTGCTAAAATAGCTTGGAGAGCCTTAGCACATTTACAAAAAGAAATAGAAGAGGACAAAGTAAGAGACGAACAATGGAAATTAGAACAATACAATCGCAATAGACTACCACACGATCAAATAATTTCAGGAACAGAATGAAGAACAAAAAACAATTTATTAAAGTAGATTTAAACAAACAAAATCTAAATGAGTATATAACCGAGAAGCGAGATAAAATAAAAACTCTAATAAACAACTTCATCAAAGAATGGAAACAAATAGAAGAAACATACGATAAATCACAACACCTAGGATATGAAAGAAAAGAAATGGACTCAGAAACAAAAGATAGCACAGATAGAAAGAATAACAGCTAATCTTTATATTATGATAGATAAGTTATCACGAGAGATAATAGAGATTAAAAAAAGACTACCTACACAAAATGTTGAAAACTAACGTTATATATTTGATTAATCAAAGTTTTTCAAAATGTACAAATTAGAAAATAGAGGAGGTAGAAGATTAGGCTCAGGTAGAAAACCTAAAGCAGATGAATTCAAATTAGTTGAAAAGTTGGATAATGTTATTGATAATGAAATAGCGTTAAAGAAATTAGGTGAACTAATAGCTAAGGGCGACATACGAGCAATACAAATATATTTCAACTACCGATATGGTAAGCCAAAAGAAAAGATTGACATCAACTCATCATCAGGCTTAAACATTAGCTTTAAAGACTTAATAAAATTTAAGTGATAGACATAAACCCTAAATATCAAGCTATCGGCAATGATACTAGATATTATGTAATTACTGGAGGTAGAGCATCAGGTAAATCTTTTTCTGTTAACATAATGTTAGTGCTGCTTACATACGAAGCAAACCATACAATACTATTTACTAGATATACTTTAACCTCAGCTTATGTTTCTATTATACCTGAATTCATAGAGAAGATAGAACTCTTAGATAAGTTTGATGACTTTCACATTACTAAAGATGAAATCATTAATATAAGATCAGGAAGCAAGATTGTATTTAAAGGAATCAAAACCTCATCAGGAGATCAGACAGCAAACCTTAAATCTATTACTGGTGTTACTACTTGGGTACTAGATGAGGCTGAGGAATTAACAGACGAGGAAACATTTGACAAGATAGACTTAACAATAAGAGAAACTAAAAACCAAAATAGAATAATACTTATATTAAACCCTACTACTAAAGAACATTGGATATATCAAAGATTCTTTGAAGATAAAGGAATACAAGAGGGAATCAATACTTCGAAAGATAATACGAGTTACATACACACAACATATCAAGACAATCTTAAAAACTTAAGTGAATCATTTTTAAAGCAAATAGAAGAACTTAAAATTAGACGTCCATTAAAATACAAACACGCTATAATGGGTGGCTGGTTAAATAAAGCTGAGGGAGTTATCTTTAACAATTGGAAGATAGGAGAGTTTAAAAAAATAGGCGTTTCAGTATTCGGACAAGATTATGGTTTTAGTAATGATCCTACAACATTAATAGAAACTAATATAGACACTTCTAACAAACTTATTTACTTAAGAGAATGCTATTACTTACCTAGCTTAACAACAAGCGAAATAACACGCTTAAACAAACAACACGCAAAAGATAGTTTAATAGTTGCAGATAGTGCAGAGCCAAGACTGATAAGCGAGATACGAGCAAAGGGTTGTAATGTTAAACCAAGTGTAAAAGGACAGGGAAGCGTTACCTATGGAATATCATTATTACAAGACTATGATTTAGTAATAAGCGAAGATAGTATAAACCTCGTCAAAGAACTAAACAACTATTCTTGGCTAGAGAAAAAGTCTAATACTCCTATAGATAAATTCAATCATTTAATTGATGCAGTAAGATATGCTGTTAGCTTCCAACTTAAAAACCCTAATAGAGGTAAATACATAATACAATAGTTTCTAAAACTTTTTATTTCTTCGTTATATATGTATGAAAGTAAATGTACATATACCTAGTTCTTTAAGTCAGATAACTTTAGGACAATATCAAAAATATTTAAACATACAAGAAAATAATACAGATGAGAAATTCTTAGCTATTAAAATGATAGAGATATTTTGTGGACTAAGAGGCGATACCATAATGGCAATGAAAGCTAAAAGCATAAAAGATATAACAGAGGGATTAGCAGAAATGTTTAAAGCTAAACCTGCATTAGTTACTAAGTTCACAATGAACAATAAAGAATATGGATTTATTCCACATTTAGAAGATATGACATTTGGTGAGTACATTGACTTAGATAGTAACATAGGAGACTTTGAAAACATTCATAAAGCAATGGGAGTATTATATCGTCCAATAAAACAAAAAGTAAAAAGCAAATACTTAATTGAAGATTATACAGGTGAGGAAGGTGATTCAATGTTTGATATGCCAATGGATGCAGTATTAGGATCGATTATTTTTTTTTATCATTTAGGGATCGACTTGTCGAAAACTATGCTGAACTCTTTGGATCAGGAGGAAATGAATTCTCTGCAGTTAACCAATTTGGAAAAAAGTGGGGATGGTATGGAGCATTATTCAATGAACTCGCTCAAGGAGATATTACACGAATTGAAAATATCACTAAACTAAATGTTAATACTTGTCTTTATACTTTAAGTTATTTAAAAGACAAAGCAGAACTAGAAGCTAAACAAATGAAAAAGAATTTAAACAGATGACAGAAATAATTAAACACTTATTCGGATTATGTGGAGAGCCACACTTAAACATATTTACAATAACAATCTTATTGGCTTTGCCTTTATTATATATAGCAATAAGAAAAAAAACAAAAATAAATGAGTAATCAAGGAGTAAGAGGATTTTATCAAATAACAGAAACAATTAAAAATCAGTTGTTAGCTGATGTAAATGTTAATACTGTAACAACAGGCGATATAACAGAAATAGATTTATCTAAACAAACTATATTTCCTTTATGTCATATTATAGTTAACAATGTAACAATACTAGAGCAAGTATTACAATTTAACATTAGTGTTTTAGCAATGGATATAGTTGATCAAAGTAAACAAGAAACAACAGATATATTTAGAGGAAACAATAACGAGCAAGATATTATCAATACACAATTAGCAGTAGTAAACAAATTAATAGGATCATTAAGACAAGGAACTATCCATTTAGATTTATATCAATTAGTAGGAGATGCAAGTTGTGAATTCTTTTATGAAAGATTTGAAAATGAAATGGCAGGAGTTACTTGCACATTTGATGTATTTGTAGCAAACGATATAAACTTATGCAACTAAAAGAAACAAAAGAGGCTTTAAATAAATTTGGTAAATATGTAATCCAACAAGCGAGAACTAATTTATCTAAAAGGAAAATGAATGTAAGTGGAAGTTTATATAATAGTTTAGACTATAAGATGTTTAAAGGTGCTAATGCTATTGGTATAAATTTTATGATGGATGACTACGGTAGGTTTCAAGACAAGGGAGTTAGTGGTACTAAAAAGAAATACAATACACCTTATAGCTATACTACTAAAATGCCTCCTCCATCTGCTTTTAGTCAATGGGTAGTAAGAAAAGGTTTAGAGGGAACTAGAGATAAAAAGACAGGTAGATTTTTAAGTAGAAAATCATTACAATATGCAGTAGCTAAAAATATTTTTAAATATGGAATAAAGCCTAGTATGTTTTTTACTAAACCTTTTGAAGCAGCATTTAAAAGATTACCTGCTGATTTACAAAATGCTTTTGCAGATGATTTAGACAATTCAATAATTATACCTAACAACAATAAATAATGGCAAATATATTTTTAAGAAGTCCGTATTTTCTAACTATAACAACAGGCTCGCATTTGTCTGCTAAGCTAGAACTAACCATAGATGGGACACTAAGATACACAATAATAAAAAATGCAACATCAAACAGAACAGTATTTGAAATAGCTACATTAGCAAAGGATTATTGGAATGAGCATTATGATACATTAGACACCGTTGCTCTAAGTAGTACTTGGTATGCTTATGATGCAGTTGATGGGGGTGGTAGTCAATTAGCAACTGCTACTGTTACTGATACTGGGTTTTATGGTTATTCTTTTTTTACTGGTGGCTCAAATCAAATTATTGATCCTAATGACTATGAATTAACTAACACAGGTGGAAGCCAAATTATTTACTTACCTGATAATACAGCTTCGTTTGCTTGGGATATGAATAGTGGAACAGCAACCAAAAAACTAATAAGCACCTCAGCAACAACGGCAGCAGCAGCTTCTGGAAACTATACTTGGACTATTGAAAGAATATGTAATCCTAAGTATACACCAATACAAGGAAGATTTATAAATAGAAACGGTGTACCTCAAGATCATTTCTTCTTTTTAAAATCAGTAGAGAATGTAACTACAAAATCAGATAATTTCAAAAGAAATATATTTAACTATTCATCGTCTACTTATAACAATAAAGAACACCAACAACAGACGTTTAATAAAAACGGTACAAAAGCATATACATTAAATACTAATTATATGATTGAGGCTTACAATGATGTTATGCAAGATTTACTATTAAGTGAGTATGTATGGCTTTATTTAAACTCAGACTGGCAACCTGTTACAGTTACAAAAAGTTCTTTATTAAAAAAGACATCAGTAAACGACAGACTAATTCAATATACAATAGAAGTACAAGAAGCTAACGACATTATAAACAACGTACTCTAATGAAAAGAGAAGTTCAACTATATATCCAAGACACAAGGGTTGACTTATTTAAAGATGAAACAATAAGCATAACCGACTCAATTCAGAACATATCTGATATTAGTAAAGTCTTTACGCCTTTTTCTCAGCAGTTTAGTTTACCAGCATCATCAGTAAACAACAAGCTATTTAAACACTATTACAACTTTGATATTCAAGATGGGTTTGATGCAAGGTTTCAAGTAACTGCTAGAATAGAAATAAATCAAGTTCCATTTAGATCAGGAAAGATTAGACTTGATGGAGTATCAATGAAAAACAATTTGCCTTATGCTTACAAGGTTATATTCTTTGGTGAGCCAAGTAGTTTAAACGATACATTTGGAGATGAGGATTTAAGTTCTTTAAATGCCTTAAGTGCTTACGATATACTATATACAGGAGATGATTTCTTAGATGCCTTTAAAACAGGTTTACAAAGCAGCCTAAACCCTGCTACTACAACAGCTAATCGTAATATAGTTGTTCCTTTAATATTGTTAGAGAATTATTACACTTATGACACACCTAGCACAAACGAATTAAAAAATATAAATTTTCCTGTATTAAAAACAGATTTAAAACCAGCTATAAAATTAAAGCGAATTATTGAAGCTATACAAACTCAATACAATCTTACCTTTAATATGACTGATATACACTTAGACGAATTTGTATTAGCAGAAGATGGCTCAATAGTTTTGGATGAGGATGGTAATCCAGTTGTTCAAGAGGGTGCTTCAACAGATGTTAAAACTTTCTTTGGTAGTGATATGTTTGATGAATTGTATTTATGGCTACATAGAGAAAACTCTCCTATTTCTGATCCTGAAGAAACTGATCCTTTATTTGGAATAGATACAGTTACTAAAAGTAAAAAATTAACCTTTGCAGACTTTACTTATTCATCAGGCTCTGGTGATGTTTTAGTAGCTAATAAGCTAACTGTAAACGCTGGTGAAACTTATGGTTTAAGATTAGTACTTGATCCTAGTTCTACAAACAACACAGGAGAAATAATAATAAAAGACAGAACAACAAACGAATTATTATTTTACAGAGAGAACGTGCCTTTTAATAGTGGATTAAACTTATCTGCACCTTTAAGAGATTTAACAAGTGGAACTTTAGATTCTAGAACTTATGATTTAGAATTTAGAATAAATTGTCAAGTAGGGCAAACTATGGGCGCATTAGATCCAGCATTAGTAATTAGTAAAACGGTAGGAACAGCAGCAACAACAATACATAATTATTCTAATCCTGGATTTAGTTTAGGCTCAAATATATTTATTCAAGACTATTTACCTAAAATGAAAGTAATAGACTTTTTAACAGGTTTGTTTAAGATGTTTAATTTAGTAGCTTATACAAAACTATTTGATAGTACAATCTATGTTGAAACCTTTGACGACTATATGACAAAAGGAGTTTCAAGAGATATAACAAGTTATGTAGATATAAACGCCTCTACCATTGATCGCCCAGTACCATTTAATCAAGTTAACTTTAAATATTCTGATCCTGTTACTCAAACAAGTTTAAGATTTATTAATCAGTTTAGTTTAGTATTTGGAGATTTAAATTATTCTGCACCTGAAAAGTATGACGGACAAGCATTCAATCAAGAAGTTCCATACGAAAGAAGTGTATTAATAAACCTACAAGATCATCTCGGAAATCAAACAAATAATGTAATAGGCTGGTGGGTTGATGCTGACGGCAAGCCAACATTAGGCAAACCTTATATATTTTTTAATAGAGTTGTAGATTCAAGTACTTATACTGTAACATCTTTACACCTTACAGCTTATAACGCACCATCTAATGTTTCAAGTGATCAAAACCATACTTTAAATTTTGGCGCTGAGTTTGACGAATTTAACGGAGACTTAAATACTAACAGTTTATTTGAAAGATTTTACAAACAATACATTGTACAAACATTTGAGCAAAATGGTAGAATAATAAAAGTATCTGCTCAATTACCTATAAGTTTTATGCTTAATTATTCTGTTAATGACGTTATAGTAATAAACGCTCAAGAGTATTACATAAACAGTATTAGGATGAATTTAGCAACAGGCAAATCAGAATTAGAATTAATAGTTAAAAAAGTAACATATACTAATAGCGTACTAACATAATGATAAAAAATATATTAGACTTATTGCCTTTAGTAAAAGGCGAAACAGAAAACATAAGAATAGCAAAAGGAAAAAATAAAATACCTCAATCCTTAAAAGAGGGATATAAACAACTTAAAAACCAATTAAGATGGCAAGGAAAATAGTAGAAGTAGAATTAAAAGCAGTAGGCGCAGATAAAGCTGTACAAGAAATTAATGAGGTTACTCAAAGTCTTAACCAGTTAGAAAAACAGGAGCAAAAGAATACTAAAGAAACCGAATCATTAACTGATAGCGTTACTACCAATGGTGGTGCTATGGGTATATTAAATGAACTTACTGGGGGTATGGCTCAAAGGTTTAAAGATTCTTACGAAGCCTTAGCTTTAACAAACAAAGGTTTAAAAGGTATGAAAGGTGCTTTACTTGCAACAGGTATTGGTGCAGCAGTTATAGCTATTGGTGCTTTAGTTGCAAACTTTAGAGAGGTTAAAATATTCTTAGGTTTTATTAATCCTGAAATGGAAAAGTTAAATGAAACAATGAAAGAGGGAGAAGTAGCAGCTATTGAAGCTTCTAGGGGAATGGAAACTTTAACGTCTGTAATTACTGACTTAACACAATCTGAAGAAGTAAGAAATCAAGCATTAGCAGAATTAGGTAAAACTGTTGATGGTATATCTGATTTAAATTTAGATCAAGCAGATTCTCTAGATAAAATTGTATCAATGACTGCACCGTATGTTAAGGCTGTACAAGCAAGGGCGAAAGCTGATGCATTTGCTAAAATTATAGCTGAAGAACAAGCTAACATATTAAGAAACAGAGCGGAAATAGAAACAGATCATCAAGCGGCACTAGATAGACGCCCTGATGATTCGGATTATCATAGAAAAGTTAATAAATTTTATGCAGAAGAACTTTCAAATTTTTCAGAAAAATCAGCTTTTTTAGATACATTAAATGATCAATATAAAACATTAATAACAGAGGCTTTATCAGCAGAAGCAGCAATAACATCAAATTCTAAGAAAAGAAAAACTTCTACTAAAAATGCAACTAATGAAGTACAAGAAATGGCTACTGCATTAGAAGCTATTAGAGTAGGGCAAATAGATACTGAAGATGAAAGACGAGAAGAAGAAAGAAACAAAATAGAAAAGGAATACGCTAAGTTATTAAAATTAGCAGTAAAATATTATGGAGAAGATTCAGAGCAAGCAGTACAATTAGAAATAGCAAAGAAAACAAAGCTAGATGAATTACAAGCAGGATTTGATTTAGAAGATGATGAAAAAAACAGAGCAGATGATGAAAAAATAAAAAAAAGAATACAGGATTTGCAAGCTTTTAGAGATGGCTTTAAACAAAAAGTGCAAGATGAAGAAGATGAATCAGAAGCCCAAAAGCTAGAACGCCAAAGACAAAGAGAGATTAAAGCAGTTGATGAGTTAGGTGGTACTTTAGCAGACAAAGTAGCAATTAATGCTTTTTATN